GTTTGAAGTACGCTGCTTCATCAATCATCTACTTAGGTAAACGAAAAGAAAAAGAGGGTACAGAAGTAGTAGGTAATATTATACATTGTAAAAATTATAAGTCCAGAATAACTAAAGAGAACGCACAAATTGATGTAAGATTATCATACAAACATGGTTTAGATAGACACTATGGTTTGTTAGAACTTGCAGAAGAGGCTGGTATCTTTAAGAAAGTATCAACAAGAATTGAATTGCCAGATGGTACAAAACAATTTGGTAAAACAATCAATGATAATCCTGAAACATATTTTACAAAAGAGGTATTAGACCAAATTGATGAGTACACAAAAAGAAAATTCAGCTACGGCTCTGACGAAGACGAATAGAAGATATGTCTTTGCTCAAAAAGAGGGCGAAGACCATACTTGTATTAAGTTGACCGAAGGACCATTTGCCGATACCATTTACAAATATGGTAAGGTTGGCATACCACCAAAAGTGGAAGAAGATGCTGAGGGTAAATTACCTTTGACATTTGATTATACAGTAGTAAAAAATCCAAGAGATTTAGACCTGCTTGATAATCAAGAATTTATAAATTATATAGGTGATATATTGGTAGAATTACTTGATGAACAACTAAAGAATGGGACGGCAATAATTGAATAGAATAGAAACCACAATACTAAGCAATCTCTTTTTCAGAGAAGATTACACTAGAAAAGTATTACCTTTTATTAAAAAGGATTACTTCAATACAAGAACTGAACAGTTACTATTTGAAGAAGTGTATAAGTTTATTGATAAGTACAATAATCTTCCTACAAAAGAAACTATCTTAATTGAACTTAATACTCGTAAAGATATTAATGAAGAAGAGCATACAGCAATAAAAGAATATGTTGTAGGTTTATCAGATGAGAAGAGTGATGAACAGTGGTTGATTGATACTACTGAAAAGTTTTGTAAAGACCGTGCTGTACATAATGCTGTATTGTCTGGTATTAAAATCTTGGATGGCAAAGACAAGGCGATGACGCCAGAGGCAATACCAAGTATCTTATCAGATGCATTGGCCGTGTCGTTTGACAATCATGTTGGCCATGACTATATTGAAGATGCAAAATCCAGATTTGATTGGTACCATACTAAAGAGAAAAGATTTCAATTCGACCTTGATTACATGAATAGAATTACAAAAGGTGGTGTTCCAAGTAAAACTTTGAACATTGCTCTTGCAGGCACAGGCGTTGGTAAATCACTATTCATGTGTCATGTAGCATCATCTTATTTGACACAAGGTATGAATGTATTGTATATCACATTAGAGATGGCAGAGGAAAGAATTGCAGAAAGAATTGATGCAAACTTACTTGATGTATCTATGGAAGATTTACATGTCATGCCAAAAGATTTGTATGATAACAAGATGGATAAGATACAAGCTAAGACAAAAGGTAAACTTATCATCAAAGAATATCCAACAGCTTCTGCTCATAGTGGTCACTTTAGAGCATTGTTGAATGAGTTATCATTGAAGAAGAGTTTTAAACCAGATGCAATCTTTATTGACTATCTAAACATTTGTTCTTCAAGTAGATTTAAAGGTGGTAATATATCATCATACTTTTATGTAAAAGCAATTGCAGAAGAACTTAGAGGTCTTGCTGTAGAGTTTGATGTACCAATCTTTAGTGCAACACAAACCACAAGAACTGGTTTTGTCAGTACAGATATTGGTCTTGAAGATACTTCAGAAAGTTTTGGTCTTCCGGCAACGGCAGACTTTATGTTCGCTTTGATTTCAAATGACGAACTAGAACAACTAGGTCAAATTAAAATCAAACAGTTGAAAAACAGATATAATGACCCTAGTACAAACAGAGCATTCATTGTGGGTGTTGACCGTAGTAAAATGAGGTTGTATGATGTAGAACAAACAGCACAAGATATTGTTGACGCTAATCAAACCAATCAACCTTTTAAAAAGAAAGAGGACGCTTACGATAAGTTTAGCGATTTTAAAGTATAATGCAACAATACGCCAAATTATATAAAGGTGCTGTATCTGAAAGTCTATGTGAACATACGGTACATGCCATGGGTACTATAAATTTTCAGAAACATAATTTTTATAATGCAACAACAGGTGAAACTAAACCTAGAGATGAAGATAAAGAATTGTCTATGAGTTGGGATAATGTACCAACTAAAAATCAACTAAACAAAATTGTTGATGACACAGCAAACCAATATGTTAAAGATTTAAATATGCCTTGGTTTAGTGAGTATCAAGGTTACTCACATGTAAGATTTAATAAGTATGAAGAGAGTAAAGAGATGGCTCTTCATTGTGACCACATACATTCTATGTTTGATGGTGAAAGAAAAGGTGTTCCTATACTAAGTGTGTTAGGTTTACTTAATGATGATTTTGAGGGTGGAGAATTCTTTATGATAGACAAACAAAGAGAGTTTTCAAAAGGTGATATTCTAATTTTTCCTAGTAATTTCATTTATCCACATGTCGTAAAACCAGTAACTAAAGGTATTCGTTACTCATTTATAAGTTGGATATGGTAAGAACTAGAAAAAAACAAAAAGTAAGATTTCATAAAGGCGATAAACGACCACCGGAGGATTTAAAAACTGTGAGTTATACTACTGAGATGATTAAAGAAGGCAAGAAGATTTTATGGGGTGTCCGAGAGGAACCGACAAACAATATTGTTGCTAAATATTTTTTTGAAGAAGACGCTAAGAAACTTGCAGACTTTCATAATAAAGAGAAAGTTTGGTTGCCTAACGGTGGTATTCCTAAGATGCTCTGGAATTACTAGTTGCCATCTTTCCTAGGTGTGTTATAAATATGTATAGGAGAGATAAATGTTACTTACTAAAACACAGTATAAACTTGTAGAACAAGCAGCTGCCAAAGCTGGGGCTAAGATATCTTATGAAAAAAAGAAATCTACATTAAGTGCAGATGTGTTTTTTGCTAGAGCAGCTAGTAGACCTACTGCTAGAAAACATTTTGGCAATCATTTTAAAACACTAAAACTACCTGTTACAGAAAAGAAAACATCTTTATCTAGTGAAGACATTACCGAAACAACTATTGACGGTACAACAGTACGAATAGTTTACAAACCAATGTCTGGTGGTATGACAGAGACCACTTTAAACTCCACAATTACAGAACTTGTACCTTGCCTTGCATTTTTAAATGGCATTACAGAAACAAATATAGATAAACTATATGAAAAAATTATAGGATTATCTAGTAAGTTACAACCACCTTATGTCACACAGAATGACTTAAAGGCTGGTTTAGATTTTATCGAACAAATGCCAGAGTCCTCTTTGTATAGTGTGAAGATGACTAACGCAATGGCGATTAGAAAATATTTAAAAGATACAAACAATAATAAGAAAATAGATACGGTATATTGGACATATCGTGCAAAACCAGTAGGTGTTCCAGCTAATTCACCTGCTGATATTGTTATCTTCTTTAATGATGGTTCACTATTAGGTGTTTCATTAAAAGCTGGTGGTGAGTCCACAAAAGAACCATTGCTAAACACATATGTAAAACCAATCTATGAATTTTTTGATAGAGGTAATACCAAATCTATCAAACTAAGAAAGAAACTATTAAAAGAAGTTTACAATGAGATTGATATTACAGCATCTAACTATGATGAGGGTGCTGAAAGAAATAAAACACTAGATGTATTAGAACAATTTGAAAGAGATAATCTAAAAAAATATGAAGAACTATATGACAAAGGTCTATATTGTATTCGTGAAGAGCTTTCAGATTTAATGGTACAAGATTATCATAAATTTTCAGATTGGTGTCGTGCTCAGATATTAAAACAATCAGATGTACCAGTTACTATTATCAAGGCAGTTAACGACACATACAGAGAAGTAAAAGATGGCAACAGATTGAATGCTTATCTATCAAAGGCAACTAGTGTAAAAGTAGAGATTTCCACCACCTCAAAACAGAACTTTTCATTCTGTTTATATCAAGGTAGTAAGAAAATTGCTACCATGAACATGGCTGTAAGGTCAAATAAGGTCGGTGTTCAACATAAACTAGGTCAATTCTTCAACCTGGCCGTAAAATATAATGGACTAAACGACCATTAACTTATAAATAGTAGTGGATTTGTTAATGGATTGACTGAGAGGGCTTGCCAAACCTCAACTTTTATAGTATAATGGACAAAAATGAGAGAGGCAAATGTTTAGTTTTAAAGGGTTTCAAACACAAGATACGAATACACACCTAGAACATCTGGAAGATGATATCATCAACCGTGGTTCACAAGGTGGTGATAATGCGTTAAACTTCCTAATGACTGTAAGAGATATGCTTGCTGGTTCTGCCAGAAGTAAGGTCAATATTACGGTTAAATGGGACGGTGCGCCTGCTATTATCTGTGGTATCAATCCTGAAAATGGCAAATTCTTTGTCGGTACAAAATCAGTCTTCAATAAAACACCTAAGATAAACTATACTAATAGAGATATTGATAGAAACCATGGTGGTGTTGTTGCACAAAAATTAAAAGTATGTCTTGCTTATCTATCTAAATTAAACATCAAAGGCATCTTACAAGGTGACCTATTGTTCACAGGTGATGACAAAAAGAATGTCACTATAGACGGTGAACCAATGATTTCTTTTACACCAAATACAATTACATATGCTATGCCAAAAAATAGTGCAGTTGGTAAAAAAATTGCAGCTGCCAAAATGGGTATCGTGTTTCATACACAATACAATGGTAAAACTATGGCAAGTTTAGCTGCTAGTTTTGGTTCAGTAACAGGTTCTACAAATAAAAATATATGGTTGGCAAGTGCAAAGTACCAAGACACTTCAGGTTCTTCAACATTCACTCAAGCAGAGTTAGCTAAGTTTGATGCACAACTTAGAATGGCACAAGGTTCATTATCAAAAGCAAAACCAATTTTAGATTTGATGAGTGGTAATATCAACGATGAACTATCTGTAGGTTACAGATTAAAAACATACTTTAACTCATACATTAGAAATTCAAATTCAAGCATGGCTAAAGTTAAAATCATGCAAGCACAGTTTAGAGATTACTTCCAGAATTACTTACAACAAGAAATTGATAGTAAGAAAACAGAACGAGGAAAAGAAAAATACAAAGTTGCTTTGAAAAAAGGTTTACAAATTATTGACCGAAATCAATCAGCATTATACTTTGCTATTGCCTCACACATTACATTAGGTATTGCAAAAGGTACTTTACTACAGAAGATGAACCAGATTAAGTCTATTGGTCACTTCTTACGAACAAAAACTGGTTACAGAGTAACGGCACCAGAGGGTTATGTTGCAATCAATAGTACAGCAGGTGCAGTTAAATTTGTAGATAGATTAGAATTTAGTAGGCAAAACTTTACTATGCCAAAGGGTTGGAATTAATGAAGACATTTAAACACTTCTATTTTGAGGCAATAAACGGACCTAAAATCATTATGATAGGTGGTCCTGGTTCTGGTAAATCTACCTATTCAGATATTATTAAGAAAGAATTAAATATACCCCACATTTATACAGGTGAAATGTTAAGAGCAATCTCAAAAACAAATACACCGGATGGTAAAGAAGTAAAAAGATTATTAGACCAAGGTAAATTTGCACCAACACCTTTGACAATTAAGATAGTAAAACAAAGGTTAGAAAAACCAGATGCACAAAAAGGTTATATCTTTGATGGTTTTCCTAGAAGTGTTGAACAAGCAAAGATGATGGAAGAACAAGGTATTGAGTATGACTATGTAATAAATCTTGTCGTACCAGAAGAAGAAATTATAAAAAGATTGACAGCAAGAGGTAGAGAAGACGACAAACCAGATATTATTAAAAAAAGATTGGCGACTTACGAAAAAGAAACTAGACCTTTATTGCAGTATTATAAGAAAGAAATAATAAATATTAAGGCATACGGTGATACACCTGAAAGTATTGCTAAAGAAATAATAAACAAGGTAAAGAAATGAAGACATTTGACCAGATAAGATATCAAGACTTAACAGAGGGTGTTTATGATAAGAACATCTTTAAGGCTTTCTTTTTAGCTGGTGGTCCAGGTTCTGGTAAATCATTTGTAACAACTAGTGCATTTGCTGGTTCAGGTTTAAAAGTTATAAATTCAGATAATGCATTTGAAAGAGGTATTAAAAAGGCAGGTCTGTCATTGAAAATGCCTGATAGTGAAGCAGATGCTAGAGATATGGTTCGTGCCAGAGCAAAGGCAACAACTAGTAATATGTTAGACTTAGCATTAGCGGGTCGTTTAGGTTTAGTAGTTGATGGTACTGGTAGAGATTTCGATAAGATTTCTTATCAAGTAAGAGCATTGAGAGAATTAGGTTACGATGCCCATATGATATTTGTCAACACATCTTTAGATGTTGCATTGCAAAGAAATCAAATGAGAAGTAGAACAATACCAGAATATATTGTAACTAGAAGTTGGAATGATGTACAATCAAATATTGGTAAGTTTCAAAACCTATTTGGTCCTAGTAACATGGTAATTATTGATAACAATATATCAGATAAAGAATTAACAACACAAACAATGACCAAAGTAAGTAAAGCAGTTAACAGAATGCTTAACAATCCAATCAAATCTTATACAGCTAAAAGATGGATTGCTACTGAACTAAGGAACAAGAGAAGAAAATGAAAAAGTTTAGAGAAGTCATAGAAAGTATTATTGATATACCAAGACGGACATATGCACCGGCTGTATTCAATGATGCAGATACCAATGACCCTAAAATTAAACCAAGTGTTAAGGCACAGATAGAGAAACAGTTAAAGGTATTTGAGAGTGAATATCCTGTACTACAGTATTCTTTAATTGGTTCTATTTTAACTAAACGATATAGAAATGATGCAGATTTAGATATCAATGTATTGTTTGATGTGCCATTAGGTCAAAGAGAAGACGAAAGAGTTAGACTTTCTAAGAAGTATTTGTCTGCCTCAAATCCTGATAACATTCAAGGTAAAGTAATACCTGGTACAGAACATCCAATCAACTATTATTTTATTACAGACAAAGCAACTTACGATGACCAAAACAGAAAGGCAGATGCCGTTTTTGATATTGAAAGAGATGTGTTTGTAAAAAGACCAGAAGATTTTGTATTTGATGTTGACATGTACATTGGCCAGTTTACTAGAAAAGTCCAAGAACTTGATGTAGTTAAAGGTGAATTAACAAGAGATATCATTGACTACAATGAATTAAAAGATTTATCATCAAACGATGTTCTAAACTTACAAGATAAAATTAAAGATAAGTTAGAAGAAATCGAAGATGACTTACGAGTTATCATTAGAATTGGTGACGGTGTTGATGCAGAAAGAAGAAAAGCATTTGACACAGATATGGCACCAGATGAAATTAGAGATTACGGTGTTAAGAATAGACTACCAAAAAATGTTATCTATAAGATGTTAGAGAAATATCACTATCTAAAATTCTACAAGAAGTGTAAAAAGATTTTAGAAGATGGTATTGTAACTGATAAAGAAGTACAAGATTTAGAGATGCATGAGGCAACTAAGAAGTCTGTTGCGTTTGCATTTGGTCGTTTTAATCCACCTACAATTGGTCACGAAAAACTTATTAGTAAAGTCAAGTCACAACCTACAAATGATTACAAAATCTTTCTAAGTAGAAGTGAGGATCCTAAAAAGAATCCACTATCTCCTAGAGATAAGTTAACGATTATGAAGAAGTTATTTCCTAGTCATGCTAGAAATATTCAAATTAATCCTACGAATATGGTACTTGACCTTGCAACTGACCTACACAATAAAGGTTATACAGATGTAACTATGGTTGCAGGTTCAGATAGAGTAAGAGAATTCGATACTATTTTAAAGAAATATAATGGTGTAAAATCAAGACATGGTCTATATGATTTTCAAAGTATTAAAGTTGTATCTGCCGGTGAAAGGGACCCCGATGCTGAGGGTGCCACAGGTATGAGTGCTTCTAAGATGAGAGCTGCAGCTGCCAAAGGTGACCTTGCAAGTTTCAAAAAAGGTTTACCAGGAAATGCAGATGCAACAACTATTATGAAACAAGTAAGAAGAGGTATGAAACTAGCTGCCTCATTCGGTGGTGCAGCCGCACATATCGGTCTTGCTCAGAAACCAATTGCTAGTTTAAATGAATTCGAACAACAACAAATTAGAGACCTTTATATCAGAGAACAGATATTTAATATCGGCGATACTGTAAAGTATATCAAAGAAAATATTGAAGGTAAGATTGTGAGAAAAGGTACTAATTATATTGTTGTAGAAGATAACAAAAACAATTTGCATAAAGCGTGGATTTGGGATTGCATTCCAGAAGCCAGCGATAGGGAGGCACAAGTGAGAGAATATAACTTAGATGTTGACTATGGTTTTGAAGCAGTATCAGATGTACAAGAAGATATGGATGCTCAACCACAGGATAGAGATGTCAAAAAGAAAAAAGGTACACAACCTAAAAAGTATTACAAAGACTTAAAGAAAGATACTAAAGACAAAAGAGCGGACTACTTTAAGAATAAAGATACTACAAAGAACGATAATAAACCAGCACCAGGCGATAAAGATGCTAAGACTAAACCAAGTATTCATACAACAAAGTATAAGAAAATGTTTGGTGAATTTAAGAGAGATTTACAAGATGCTTGTTGGGCAGGTTATAAAAAGGTTGGTATGAAGAAAAAAGGTGACAAGATGGTACCGAATTGTGTACCTGAAGAGATGAGTATAGAAGATGCACAAAAAGTAGAGGGTTTTGTACCTGAGTCCTATGAAATTGGGCATGATTATGCTAATCATACAAAAGAAATGACACCAGGTGAAACGCCAGATGTAGCACCAGTAGATGCTAAATTAAGAGGCACACCTAACGACCCTAAATCTATTGGCAAAAAAGATATAAAAGAATGGGCTTCTTCAGCTGAAACAATTGATAAATATAGGGAACGATACAAAGAGGAATGGCGAACTAGATTAGAGGATGTCGTTTCTAAGATGATAGAGAAACTATAATGAAAACATTTAAAGAATTCGAAAATATTGATGAAGCATGTGAAGAGTGTATCTTTGAGCACGAGCTTGAGGGTTTACAAGAGGCTGAGTATCAAGGTAAGAAAGTTAAATTAAACGACCCGATTAGAGGTGGCAGTAAGAAGTTTTATGTTTATGTTAAGAATGACCAAGGCAATATTGTTAAAGTGTCATTCGGCGATACAACTGGATTAAGTATTAAGAGAGATAACCCAGCTCGAAGAAAGTCTTTTAGAGCTAGGCATAATTGTGATAATCCAGGTCCTAAATGGAAAGCTAGATACTGGTCGTGTTATCAATGGAGAGCGGGAGCAAAGGTAGACAACTAAAATGAGCAGATATAGACAAACATTCACAGAGGCGATGCAACAAGTAGCGCTGACTGAAAAAGAAGTAAGCAAATTAAAAAACGGTGTTAAGGTATTAGGTAACGCTTTACCAAACAGAGCATTGGCACAGAAAATGGCCGACAAGGCTAATAAAGAAATGGGCAAAGATGCAGATGTATACCAATCTCCGTTTAATAACAGATTTTATGTAAGAATTAAAGAGGCTGCCGACCATGAGATTTCAATGGCTCGTGGAGAACTAGAAGCTATATCTGATAAAGCATTAAAGTTATCTTCTATCTTACAAGGTAAAACAGATGATGCACAACTAGAAGCATGGGTGCAATCTAAGATTACAAAAGCAAAAGACTATATCAATTCAGTTTCAGATTACATGGAGTACAATCCAGATAATGCAAATGAAGAACTAGAAGAAAGTTTTTCAGATAGTCAAATTAAACAGTTACAGAAACAATACGAACCTTTAAGAGGTAAGAAGATTTCTATTGACAATGCAAACAAATTAGGTGCAATGTTTACCAAGTTTGATAAAGACAAGAACGCATTAGAAAAATTATATGGTGGTGATATACCATTTGTATCAGTAATGGCCATGACTAGACTTATGACCAAACATAATTACAAAGCTGCCGACTTAAATAAACTTGGTAAGATTAGAATGGAAGAAATCGAAATCTTAGACGAGGCTACACAAGAGTTAGTAGATGTTACTGAGGGTAAGATTGACGCAAAGAAATTTGATAGTTTGAAGAGAGGTGATACAATGAATATCACTTACAACTCAACTATGGGTGGTAAATCTACACAAAAATTTGTTGTAAAAAGTAAGAGTAGAAGTGCTAAGTACAACACAGACAAAGTAACAATGTATCCTGATGGCAAACCAAATATGTCAAGATACTTCTTATACAAAAGAGCAAACGGTGATGTATCAATGGCAACAGGTGATATGGCCGCTTCAATTATGTCTGTAGAAGGATTTACAGAGAGTGTTGAGTATGTAGAATACATGGCAAAGAATTCAGGTGAAGCAAGTACAATCGCTAATATGTTTAAAGGTAAAACAGGTGGTGGAGAAATTCATAAATCTGGTTCAGAAGTTAGAATTGATAGTGCCAAAAACATTGAGAGTATTCACAAGCAAGTAGTTGCAAAGTTTCCAGACACAAATGTAATGACAGTTGAAGATGCTGATTTAGAAGAAGGTATGATGAGTAAGATTGATGCCATGCAAAAAGATGGTAAGTCAGCGGCTGATATTGCAAAAGAATTAAAATTAAAAGTATCTGTAGTAAAAGGTATCTTAGGTGAAGAACTAGATGAAATGAAAAAAGATGATGCATACGCAATTGGTATGGCACAAGCAAAGAAATCTATGAACGATGAACCACCTTTAGATAAAAAGACTATAGAAAAAGGACATGAGATTGCTAAAAAGGTAATGAAGAACGAAGACCATCCAGCAAAAGAGATGTATGAACAAATCAAAGGTCTAAAAAACAAAGCTGAAAAATCAGGAATGCCTTACGGTATTTTAAAGAAGGTTTACGATAGAGGAATGGCCGCATGGAGAGGTGGACACCGACCAGGTGCTTCACAGCAACAATGGGCATTTGCTAGAGTAAATTCATTCGTAACAAAATCCTCTGGAACATGGGGTGGAGCTGACAAAGACTTAGCTGCCAAAGTTAAAGGGAGTAAATAACATGAAAAATAACTTTGATAAAAAGCCCGGCAGTATAGAAGATGTAGTTGCCGGCATGACTAAACATACTAGAGAGAATGCTTATCAAGATAAATTCAAAAAAGAATTAGAGAAGACAGGCAAAGGCATTGGTGCAATGACACCAAAAGAGAAGTCTGCTTTCTTTAGTAAGATTGACAAAGAATATAAAGCAAAGAACGAAGGCATTAATGAAGAAACAATTGTAGAATTTTCTTCACAACAAATTAAACAAGCATATGGTATTGCAAATGACCCTAGATACAAACAAGGTAACTATTCAGGCGCAGTAAAAGCTATTGAGAAACTTGCAAAAGGTTTATCAAAACATCCAGATGTACAAAAGGTTTTGAAAAGAACTAACGAAGATTTAGAAGAAGAAAAAGTAGAATGTCCTCAGTGTAAAGGTAAAGGGTGTGACCATTGCGATGGCAAAGGGTATCACATGGAAAGCCATATGGGACAAACTAAGAAAGCAAATCAATCTCAGAAAGATGCCAAAGGTGAAAAAGAAATCATCAAAACTGTTTCAGAAACCGTATTAGATATGTGGAAAGAAGCAGCTGGCGAAAAGAAAGAGAAAGAAGTTGAAGAAGAAGAGGTTAAAAAAGAAGAACCTAAGAAAGACGAAGACGCTGCTAAAAAAGAATTAGAAAAAAAAAGCGATGAAGTCACACTTCTAAAACAAAAGGTTGACTTAGAGAAAGCTAAGGCTGTTCAAAAGGACACACAGAAGATGGTTAATCCTGAAACTGGTGAACCTCTTTTACAGGTAGGTATTGCATACAAAGCTCTTAGAGATAAGATGAAAAAAGAAGAAATTGAACCTACTAAAGAGAAAAAGGTCAGTGAAACTGAATTAAAGAACAAAAAGCGAACAGATACAGAAGAAAAACCAAGTGAAATCGAAGTAAATCCAACAATTAAATACAATAAATAAGCAAAATAGTGCTTGCCTTTAGTGTGGAAGTATGTTAGGATATACACATAATAAAGAAAAGGATACACTATGAAAAATTTACCTAGAATATACTTAGATATGGATGGTGTTCTTTTCGATTTTGTTAAGAATATTGAGAAGACTACTGGTCTTACAATAAATCAATG